CATTTCTGACTTAGCATCAACTCCCGCTTTATCTGCTGCATCTTGAAGTGCCTTTTCATCTTTAACTTTACCTAATTCTGTATATGATAAAGCATTTAAAGAATAATAAAGTCTATTTTCATCCAAGACTGATGCCATCATCATTGTGTCAACTATAATTCCATTGATTTTAATTCCATAAGATTTTAACCAAGATACATCATACATTGCATTATGAAATATTTTAGGACATGGGAGAGCACAAATATCTTTTACCCATTTCATCACGGACTCTTCTTGAAAAAAATTACCTTGTTCGTGGCCAAAAGAATAGTAACCCGACCAACCTTCCACGGCTACAGCTACACCTATAATTTGACCATCTTTTCTTATTGCACCCGAACCCCGCTTTTTAAGGCCTGGATCTTTGGTTTCTAAATCAATTGCAATATAAGGATATTTACCTAAGTCTTTAAATTCTTGAGGTGAATTCCACATTTCTTCGTTAAATAAGTTCTCCATAGTCCCTTTCCAAAATCATTTCTAAATAATGTATTGCTTTTTTAATGTCGTCCTGTTTTCCTTTCTTAGAATGTCTACAAATATATTTTATAGCGTTCCCTTCAGCAAAAAGCAATCTATTTTGGTTTATAAACTCAGCGGGTTGAATTTTAAAATCTTGGTAGTGGTCTCCTTGAATTTGTTTATTTAAAGATTTATATGACATAACCATTTCTTTCTGATCTTAATATATAAAGTCTTTGTTTGGTTCTGGTTACTCCTACAAAAAATAATCTATGTTCATTATCCGGTGAATTTTCAAACTCACTTTCTATAAAATTAGATTGGTATTCATCTGCTCCCCAATCTGTATATAAAACTACATTTTCACATTCTTTTCCTTTGGAACCGTGTAAAGTCATTATACTTATGTCAGCCTCTTTCATTAAATCATCTCCATTTTTTATTAAATATTTCATAAAATCTTTTGTATCCTCTGGAAAATCTAAATGTTCCCAACTTCCCTCAACGAGTAAACCATGATTCGTTTTTAATTCTTCTAAGGTAACGGAGTCTAAAGAATCTAACGTTTTCCCACTGGAAAAACCTCTTGTGATCTGTTTTAGTTTTACTTTTAAAAAAGCATACATCACTTTTACATCTTTAACATTTATATTTGCACCTTGATGGAGTCTAATCCAAGTCCTGTAGGCAGTCATAACTTCTTTTAATAAATAAGAAGCACCTGAGTATTCATATCGTAGTCCTTTCATATATAAATGCTCTTGAGCTTGACCACATAATTTATTTGTCCTTGCTAATATCATCCACTTCCCTGATGAAAAATCTATATCTTCTATAGCAACATTATTAAAAACTTCTCCCTCCTCGTCTCTCGCTTCCCAATTCTTGCTTCTTCGTTCTTCTATTCTACCTAAAATTTGTAAAGCTACTCGATGCACGCTTCTCGGAACCCGTCTCGACTGTACTTGCTCATCAATAACTCCTTTTAAATTTATAAATGTAGTCGCTTCAGCACCTTGAAAACCAAATATAGTTTGGTCGTCATCACCAGCGATAAAGGATCTCTGAGTTTTCTTTTCAATTTCAAAAAACATATCCCATTGTAAAGCGTTTAAGTCTTGGGCTTCATCTAAAAACACTACATCAAAAAGTTCATCTTTTCCTTTTATTTTATCAGTGAACATTTTTATCATGTCATAAAACTCAATGACTCCTGTTTCTTTTTTATATTGGTCGAGAGAGGCATCTATTTGCTCTGCTTTATAGATATCATCCCATCCAGCTAATCCTTTTTCAACGGCAGCTTCTTCTAAAGATATTTTTTTATTTTTAGCATAATCTCTAACATCTAAAATTTTATCTTTAAATCTAGGTTTGCCAGTTATTGGGTCATAGGTAACATCTGTCTTTAGCCCAGCTGCCATCGGCTCATATAATTTAAATTGATTCCATTGACTATTCCCTTTTAAAAGTTTAGCACCAACATCTATTCCTAATTCTTTTACTCCAAGGGCATGCATGGTTCCGATATATCCTATTTTTTTTCCAGGAAATAGTTCAGCGAATCTTTCTTTGGCTTCTTCTGCAGCTGGTTTACTGAAAGTAATATAACAAATTTTTTCAGGATTAGTTTTTAACTCATTTATTTCTCTCAACATATAATGATTTAATAATCTATATGTTTTACCGGTGCCGGGAGGACCAGGTATTATTGTTCTTTTGTTCTTTTCCATGCGGGCTCCTTGCTCTCTGGCAGTGATGGTGCCGGAGTATTTGATTTTATTGTTATGATTTTAAAACAACGTACAGTTTTATTGTTAATTTTTAACCAATCTTCTATTAAATCTAAACTAACTTCAGCTTGTAGTTTTTGAACTACAAAATTTTTAGGATACCTTTTATCAGGCCATTTATTTTTAATTAAATATCTCCAAAAATCTTTCATCTTAAACCAGCTGTGCCCATCTTCAGTATATGGTACACCTCGTTGTATATCATTAATACTTTTACCATTTATTTTATTTATAAACTCTTCTAAATACTCCATCATTTGATTGTCTATTTTTAGATCATCGGTAGCTTTTGTATCTGTTTCTTCCTTCTCTGCTAAAAGTTTAATTAACATTTTTCTCCATAGCATTTTTGCCATAGGCATTTGAGGCCGACCTATTTGTTCTAAACATGCCATTGAGAAGTGATCCGGGTCATGTAATGTTTTAGTATCCACTGATACAGTTTGACCATCTATGTCACAAAAAAATAAAGGGGGATCGGAATTGTATTTCCTAATGCTCGTTATAGTTTGCTGAGGTTCCTCTCCATCTCCTACCCCAAACTTTCTTGTTACACATACTTTAGAATTACAGAAGGATACAAGGGGTTCATTTTTACATTTATAAAAATATTCTCTAGTTTCAACAGAATTAAATATAACTGTAACTTCACTAGGAACAATCGGTGGAGTAAAGTATTTTGTATTATAATAACTTAATTTTTCTTCTCTAGTTTTGGCATTTTCATGATATCTTTTTTTAACATACACAGCTACATTATATAAAGTGTCATTTCTAATTCCGGTACTTACCCCATTTTTTAATAATGTAATAAGACATGGTGGCATTTCTAAAAAATCATCTTCTCCCGTATCATTTAACTTTAGGTTTTTAAAATCCTCTACACTTAAAACTGTTTTATCATAATGATCAAAAAATTGTTCTACTTCAAGAATTGGACTACCTTCAAAATCAAATGCATACCGTACTGTATTTTTAATGTTATGGTATGGTAGATTTAAAAAACTACCTACATCATTCTGGGTTATCTTTTCTTGTTTAGGAAATATTTCTGCTCTTGCGTGCCCAATCGCTGCTGCAAACTCTTTTAATTTATTTCGCATCATACTCGCTTGAACAGGTTCTTTTACAAATAAAAATAAATGAGCACCACCAGACTTTGATCTAAAGACAGTCAGAGGTATTTGTTTACGTTTTAAATCTTGCGCTATCTGTTTATGATTCAATGGATACACGTCCCAGTCAATGCATCCCCATATGCAAGTATTATTTGATCTAATAGGAATAATACCTAAAGCTGGATCAGATCCGTTTAAATGATCCATCCACATTTGATCTGTCGCAGATCTTTGAATAGTTTTAGAGACGACTTCGTTTTTCCCATCGGCTCTTATCTCCCCTGTTTTACGGGTTACACCATGAGCTTTATCTGAACCTTCAAAAATACTTTTAAATTTTTTTAATACTTTCATTTATTGTAATTATTACGTAGGCGCCTCCAGTCTCCCTTCAGCGCCTACTATTCACACTATTTGCCGGCGAAAGAGTTGTGAAATTTTTTAGCTCTCTCATAAAGTGATTTGTCATTTACGACATTACCTCTCACAACATTCCAACCATACCATTGATTACCTTTCCCACTGTTTAAAACAGAAGTTAAAGTATACATATGACTGTAAGTTGCAGGAGTGTATGGTCCATTTTTGCCTTCAAGTGTAATTGAAGCCATCATGGAGTTCCATTTTCTACTCACTTTACCCTGAGAAGAACTCATAGAAATGAGTGCGGGTTCTGGACTCACTCCATTAATCAAAACAAAGTGTTGACCAACTGTAAGAATGTAATTTCCATTCTCTAGACGATCTTTCCCTGATTGATCTTTGGTAGTTTTAGTAAGTATATCCGAACTTGCATCAAAGATGTTTTCGGGTCTACCTGAACCTGTTCCAAAATCTGCCCATTCTTGAAATTCAAGTTTGTAATAGCAGGGTACAACCTCTATTCCCTTAGCACCATCATAAGTTTTTTTAGTCACAGTGTTAAGGAACATACCTGGGTCTGCACCTTCAACGTAATTTTGATTACGCTTCTGTGCCTCTCCAGATCCGTTTTGTAAAAGTTTAAGAATTGGTAAAGCCAGATTTTCTGTCTTTACATTTTCTAAACCTTTGGCCGCATCATCCTCAAACAAAATGTCTGATGGAAGATTTTCTTTTTTTATAGTTACTTGTTTCTCGTTACTAGTTTCCATAGTTATCTCCTTTTTATTTTTGTACTGTTACCCGAGTAGATTTTAAAAATGTCAGAAGGCATCTCAAGATTGCTCTCAAGACGCTCTCTGACTAGCGCTTTCAGAGTCACTGCATGAACAGTTTCGCGCTGTATCGGTTCAAAACCTTGACCCTTAGCAAGGTCAGCATATTGCTGAGCCTTGTTATCTTCGTCCCGACCAAAGGTAACAGTGATATCATTTTTAATAATATCACCTAGGCCGTTATCTCGAAGAAATTTAAAAGCTTTTGCTTTTCTATCAAAAAAGTCGGAATCGTTTTCACCTCTCCCTTGTGATATAGAAGCATAATAAAATGGTTTAATTTCCACAGACTCACCATCTTTAAGCTTTAATTTTGTAATATTCATTTCTTGCATCATCTTGGGTATTTCTACTTCAGATAATACTTTAGCTTGCTCTTTTAATTTTGAAATACTTTTTTCTGCATTAGAAATTTCGTCTTCAATATTTTTTAATGCAATAACTTTTTGAGATAGACTCGCCGCTGCATCTATTTGATTTACAGATTCTATTCTATCATCTTCATAATCTATTTTCATATAATTCCTTTCATAAATTATATATAATCCTAGACTTTTGATTTGTCAAGTTTAATTTTTAAATAAATCTATTTCTATGGCGTAGTAAGTCTTTTCTTGTCTGTCCCACTTCAGGAATTTAAATTTCCCATTGGTAATATCGGACACCACTGAGCATACCACACCTATTGTGGCTGGGTCCCCTGATAATAAGAGGTAATCTTCTGAAGTAAAATCTTTTAGAAGAGTTCTAAGTTTGTGAACTAATGGTCCTGGAGATAATATCATTTGAGAGTACATAGGTAATAGAGTTTTTATTTCTCCATACTTAGAGGCCCCCAGAACATTATATTTAGGTTTCCCGGTTTCTTTATCTATAGGTATTTCTTGTGTTAAATAAACTTTCGCCATTGACTTTCTCTTTTTACTCTATATATCTTTTTTTACACAGAAAGCAATGATTATATCTCATAAACATAAATTAATATTTATTAAACCACTTAAAGTAGCGGGTACTTCTTTTGAATTAGCTTTAAGAGATTATTGTGGCCCCGATGATATTATTACACCATGCACCCGAGACGATGAAAAAACTAGTCGTGAAAGAAATAGGTTTCATTATCAAAACTACCACAATGACACTAAGTATTTTAAACTTGTTACCGGCATAGATATTGAGTGGAACATTATGCAGATGATAGATAATAATGCTTGTTTTCAAGTTATGGATGGGGAGGTTCATGTATATGAACCTAATAGTAAAAGATATTATAATCATCTTAAAGCCAATAAAATAAAACGATATATAGGGGAAGATATTTTTAATTCTTATACTAAAGTTTCTATGATTAGAGATCCGCTGGATTATTTAATTTCTAACTATTATTTTTTTAATGTATGTGATCAGATTTCTTTTAGAGAATATGTTGAAGAAACCTCAGGTAGAGAATTTGATGATTTTTTTGAAATTAATAATCAATATATAATTGATCATATAATCCGTTATGAGAATATGAAGGAAGACATTGAATCTCTAGAAAGTAAAATCCCTGGATTAAAAGGTTTGTTTGCTAGAATGAAGACTTTCAAATCTAAGGTCTATCGACAGGAAAAACGTTTCCCTGGTACGAGAGTACGACCCCTTAAAGCAACTGCTGAGGCTTTTAAAAAAAATTTCCCAGTGGCATTTGATATAACAAAAACTAAGTTTTCAAAAATATATAAAAAATTTTACTAAAGATAGTTGACAAAACTCCTAATCTATCCTATATAGATACTTAGAAAGTATAAAATATTATGTTATATAAATTTAAAACTAAGCCTTTTGCACACCAATTAAAAGCTTTGGAAATGTCTTGGGATAAAGAAGTTTACGCTTACTTTATGGAAATGGGTACCGGGAAATCTAAAGTATTGATAGATAATGTATCTATGCTTTATGATAAGGGAGAAATAAATGGTCTTTTATTAATAGCACCAAAAGGTGTGTATAAAAACTGGTATGATTCAGAAATACCTACACATATGGTGGATCATATTGAAAAAAAATGCGTCTTGTGGACTGCTCTTCACACCAAAGAAAAAATAAAAGAACTGAATACCTTATTTGAAAGTGGAACAGATTTCCATATTTTAATTATGAATGTTGAGGCTTTCTCAACTAAAAAAGGTGTATTATTTGCATCTAAATTTTTAGCGGCCCATAAATCCGTCATAGCTATTGATGAAGCTACAACCATAAAAAATCCATCAGCTAAAAGAACTAAAAATATATTAAAAATTTCTAAAGATTCTAAGTATAGAAGAATCCTAACAGGATCCCCTATTACCAAATCCCCTTTAGATCTATATTCTCAATGTGAATTTCTTGATCCTTATTTACTCGGTCATCATTCTTTTTATACCTTTAGAGCCAGATACGCCGTTACACGTAATATAAATTTAGGAGCTAGGAGTGTTCAAGTGGTGGTTGGTTATAGAAATTTAGGAGAGCTCTCGGATATTTTAAAACCCTTTTCATTTAGGGTGTTAAAAGAAGATTGCCTAGATTTACCCGAAAAAACCTGGATGAAAAGAGTTGTCACCATGACTCCCGATCAGTCTAAAGTATATAATGAAATGAAACAAACAGCTCTTGCACACTTGGACGGAAAAGTTTTAACAACTAATACTGTCTTAACTCAATTAATGAGACTTCATCAAATCACCTGTGGCCATTTTGTAGCAGATGATGGAACTACTAAGGATTTACCCTGTAAAAGAATTGATGAATTATTAGATATTCTAGAAGAAGTAGAAGGGAAGGTGGTTATTTGGGCGCAATATCAAAGAGATATACATAAAATTATTGCAGCTTTGAGTAAAAAATATGGTGAAGGAAGTTTTGTAGACTATTATGGATTAACACCTTCAGATGATAGACAGAATAATATAAAAAGATTTCAAGAAGAGGAAGAGTGTAGATTTTTTGTAGGTACTACTCAAACCGGTGGGTATGGTATTACATTAACAGCGGCGAGTACAATGATTTATTTTTCCAATGGTTATGATCTAGAGAAAAGACAACAATCAGAAGCTCGTATTGATCGTATTGGTCAAGAAAAACCAATGACATATATTGATATAATCTCTGAAGACACTGTTGATGATAGAATAGTTTTAGCCCTAAGAAAAAAACAAAACATTGCTTCCCAGATTATGGGAGAAGAGTTAAAAAACTGGATTTAATTAAATAGGATTTTATGGGATGAAAAGTATTTTTTACCAAAAATTTTATAACAAATTAAAGGTCTTGTAAACCAGTTTCCCGGTTTAAATATTTATATTCAATTTTGTGAATGTCAAAGTCATCCATGATTTTCTTGCAGATGTTAGTATGATTAAAGTCTCCACATGAGTATACATCAAACTGCATTAGTGCGGGGTTAGGTTCATCCCATACATGCATTACAATATGTGAAGTTTCTATTACAGCGATGGCAGTGATTCCTCGATTACCTTCCATGCTACAATACTTAACATAAGGCCCCATCATTACTTTCATATTAATAGAGTCAATAAAATCTAACATCCATGTTTTTAATTGTTCTTCGTCTACAGGCGGGCGGATGGCTTCAGCACGTACGATAAGGTGCTTATGTACGAGCAAACTATTTTTCATCGGACTACTAATGTAAGTATTACATATGCCATTCCGGAGACAAGTGCTCCTACTGATACTAATAAAATACTTTCTATTCTATCAATTTGTTTTTTTAAACTAGAAATTTTTTCATGAGTTTGTTTTTGCATAATCCTACAAAGTTTTTCATGTGATTCTATTTTTTGTAATGCGC